TTTCCAAGGCAAAGCCCCCAACTTTCGCTGCCTTGGAGCCAGCTGCTGCTACCATTATAGCATTTGCTGAGCCGGTTGCCACTCCAGATTGCCAGGCCTCGCCAACGGCCAGGGCACCCTCGACTAGCATCCTGAAAACTCCTCTTAGATAAACTGGAATTGTAGTCTTGCCATCATCAGCGATTTTCTCTTCTGCTGCGATTCCTGCAAGAACGTCTGCATCCCCATTGGCTGTTGCTACAGTCATTGGGTCTGTCATTTCTAGAAGTGCGCCTTTCTCGATACCTGTACTGTCGGCGCAAGTGAATGGAATGGGTGGTTCAAGTTCCCACATTAAAACTGCTTCTCCTGCCATACTAGCCTTAAATGTATACTAGTATATAAATGTTTCTGTTATTTGTTCAGCTCCTTGTTTGTTTCTGCAAACTTTTTCTTTTCTATCTCAATGTTTTCTAATGCCAGGACCAGCATGGCTTTCTGGATTATCAGGTTGTCCTTTGATGTTTTGATTAGTGCGCTAGCTTCATCTCTTACCTTGCTCCATATCACTTCTTCGTGTGTGCCCATCTTGATTTCCAGGTTTTCTGGCTTTATTGTTGGGTTTTTATTGTGCGGTATCATTTGGGTTCTCTCCTGCCATAATCTTTTTGGCATATTCTTGTGGTGTTGTTTCCTTCTGTGGCTGGCCTGCATCTGTTTTACCGCCTAGGGTCTGCTCTACTTTCATTGCTTCCTGCCTGTCTAGCAGTTTGCTCAGCTCTGCATTTGCTGCTTCCTGTCTGGCTGCAGCTGTGTTTGCCTTGCTGATCAGATCTTCTGCTGCTGTTGGCTTTTCTGTGAGGTTTACTGTTGGAATTTTTTCAGCTGGTGGCGGTGCAGCTGGTGGTGTCTGCACTGGTGGGTCTGCCGGTGCTGGTGGCTCGCCTGGTGGCGGCTGATCTGTTTTTATTTCTTCTCCCATGTTTATCACGCTCCTTGTGTGCTTTGTTTTCTTCTACCATTTATATCAACTCCTTATAATAATCCGAAATTCAGATTAGATGGCCTGCTATTGTCTGCTATTTTTTGAGCAGTCTTTCTGTATTCAATCCAGAAATCAGCAATAGCTTTCCTATCTTCTGCTTCCAGCTCTCTTTGTCTGGCTGCCTGTGCCGCCCAGAATGCAGCATCTTCATTCCTTGCTTTTATTGCAGCGGCCCTGTCGAATGTTTCTCCTGTTGTTGTAAATTGTCTGGCTGTTTGTGCAGCAGCTTTTGCTTCTATCTCCCACTGCACCATCTTTTTTCTTTCAGTATTGTAATAATCTACAGCTGCCTTGTCCTGGGCCGCTTCCTCTTCTCTGATTCTTTTCCATTTGTCGTCGTCTGTTTCTCCTGTTTCTATCTGCATGACTTCATCTTGTAGTATGCGGTCATTGACTGCCCGCTGTGCCATCAATGCCTTTGCTTTCTGCCCGAATGAGAATGCGATGTTGACCCCTGGAATTAATCTTTGAATGTTCTCCCATAATGTTATGTCAAATATCTCGTTAGCTACTCTCTGGAATTCTGCAATTACTTCTGGGTCCCCTGTTGCCATGGCCTTGCCTGTATTGAATATCATCCCTTCCTTTGCTTCTCCCAGCGCCCACTCTGCCCAGGGGTATGTTCCAATCATAGCGCCTATGGCTGACAATACAAAAACCGGTTTCTTCATCTGCGCCGCTGTTCTTGCGAGTATGCCTGCTGTAGCTTTTGCTGTTGCTGTATTTGTCATAATCCCCCCGCTTTTCAGCAGAGCCCTTTCAGCCTCCCTTCTGCCAAAGTGTCTTACATCGAATGGCTCAAATCTTGTAGCACCTTTAGCTCCTGCTCTCCCTATTAATCCTTTGCCTAGTCCTGCCGCCCCCGTAAGTATGGCGGCTGAGAGGTATGGAGCATTAGCTATATACTCAGCTGCTGTGTTAAATATCCTGTTGTCTGTATTGGCTATTATTCTATCTTTAGAAAAAGGATTTAATGCACTTCTTAAAACATCCAACACATTTTGAAAACCCCCAGCACCTTCTCCAAAATTTATAAGTCTGCCTGTTTCAAATCCGCCTGGAATCTCCCGCCTGCCTGTTGCCCCTGGTTGTGTCGGTGGCACTCCTCCGGCTTCTGCTGCAACTCTGAATGCTTCCTCTTTGCTTACTATTCTTGTTTCAACTATCTCCCCGCCCACTTTTTCTGTAGTAGTTCCGCTTGGTGTTCTTAGGTTTGTATCTCTGTCTCTAGTTTCTCCCCGCTGTTTATCCCTTGCCAGGTTTCTCTCTCTGTCCCGTTTGATTATATTTTCATCTGACAAATCTCCCCTGTCAAATCCTCCACCTGGTAGTTTTCTTGACCTAACCATTTCTTAATACCTTCGGTCTTTTAGTTGCCAGCCCTGCCAGCCCTGCTATTGCTGCAATTACAATCCTTAACATATTGCCATTAATCCCTTTGAGTAATGCAACAACTTCCAGGAGTGCAATGCAGATGATAGCTACCCATATGTTGCTAATCTCAATCAGTCTGTATCTACCTAGCCAGATTTTCATTTCTTGCCCTCTACTTCTGCTGTTGTGTCATTAGGCTGGGCTGCTTCTTCAATCGGCTCCTCTTCTACTGTTGTTGTTTCTGTTGGTGTGTCACTTACTGCATCTGTCTGTAGGCTTGCTGGGAATGTCAATGCTATTTCTATATTGAGCTGAGCCAGAACTTGCTCCTCGACATATAGCTGTTCTGCCTTGACGCTCTGTTCATATGAAAGGTAAACGATCTTACCTGAAGCATCTGTAAATTCTTTGGCATTTCCTATAATAATCTGAGGGACGTTTACCGCCTGGAAGAAATAATCATTAAGCCTGTCAATCCATGCCAGCGGGTTGAGTGTTGCATTTGCTGCTACTGTTACCGCTTCTGGCACAACTACCCCCTTAGGCACAAACAGATTTTCTCCCTCTTTCCTGGCATTATTATACTTTGCCTTTATTGATGCAATCTGTGCTGTGTCGTCTGTATCCAGATGGAATATAAACAGCGGCTCTACGTTCCTGTGCATTACCCTCTTCCAGTCTGCCATAGCTTCATTCCTTGCGTCTATTATCCATTTGACTGCTGGAATGACACTAATACCATGGACCTCGTCTGCAATTCTGTCTCTGCTTAGGTGAAATATTTGGTCAGGTCTGAATTTTTTATTTGGAATTCCCTTAACTTTGCTTACTTGTTCATATCTTATAATTCTACCCCTCATGTTCCAGACAGATACTATCGAATCTGGTGCCAGCGGCTTTAGATTTTTAAATGTTTCTTCATCATCCCTAATAACCTCTGCATAGGAATCTCCATCTAGTGTCTTGACCTTAATACCATTTTTTAGGATAGAAGTAAATGAATCCTTTCCATTTCCCTTTATGATCCCTAGGAGTAAAAGCGTTTCTTCATCTGCTTCTATGCCTGCACCTATAGTCCATGTTGCCTTGGTGTCAATCGCTACTTTCAATTCTGGAATTGTCTTATAATATCCCAGGTTTTGTGTCCATGTTGTGCTTTGCCATCTAAACTCTTTTTGGTCGCCTGCTGCATCTGTTGTCTGAGCTTCTACAGAAAAATCTACCATGCTGTTTTTCAGGTCTGATGTGTCCGTACTGTCTATGTCTGTTTCTGGCATTTTATAATAATCTTATTCTTGCTCCGTATATTTTATCTCCAATTTCTAAATTCTCAATATTAATGTGATATGTATATACTAGATTATTTACAATTCTTTCTTCTGCTGGGCTCACAACCGTTTCCTCGGAGTTTATAGGGTCTTGAAATATTATGTTAGTGCTTGCGTCTGATAGTTTGCTTCTTCTTAGCCTGTATTGCTCCCCTTCAGCCCCTGCATTTCCATATACTATGCAGGCCAGCATCTCAGCTCCATGAGGTAGTATGACCGGCGCCACTATCTCGCAGGTATTGACCGCCATCGTTGCGCTGCCATCAGTGTTATTATAATCTATCTTGTCTACGTCTGTATCAACCGGCTGGAATGCAGACGCTGGAATGGATATAAATTTATTTTTTAAGCTGACTATCGACCTTGAAATCAGGAAGTCACTTACATCAAAATCCCTAACCTTCTTTTTGAACAAATCCGAGCCTATGTCGAGAACCATTGTTTTATTGAAAACATCTTTTCCAGCTTTGGAATTATATCCTCTCCTCTTTGTGTAAATGGAATTGCCAGTCCCATGGCCATAAGCTCGTCTCCAAGGTCCATGCCCCTGTGGAAGACCTTACCAAGCAGTCTCCCATATTTATCAACTCGTCTGCTCCTTTCAATTCTAATCTCAACTTCTTCATTTAATAATCTCCTTCTTACCCATGCAGCTGCTTCTTCTCCTCCTTCATTCATCTCTGGCGCATCTATGTCCAAAAGCCTGAGGGGGAATTCAAAATCTCGAAATCCTGCTTTAAGCGTAACAGTGTCTCCATCATGTACTCTGACCACAGTTGCTCTAAAGTCCTCTGTAATTTGCTTGTGCGGCGAACTAAATCCAAACTCTTCGATTTGTCTGTTAGTGAGCTCTGGGAATTTTTTATAATCATGTTCAAATACCATTATGCTTTCTGGATAAACTCCTGTGTTTTCTTATCTCTTAGCAGCGATAGATTTCTCAGTGCAATGTCCCGCAGGACATTGATCATGTCTTCAGCTTCTATCCTGCTGGTGAATCCTGACATATCCCATGCGATTCCTTCGATTGCTGCAAGGCATGCGCCTGTTTCTATCAGTATGCCTCTTACAGTTGCGGTTATTGCGCTTGCTGCATCTGCTGCTGAAAAATCAAATCTGCAAGTGCAGTTTATGACAGCTTCAACGTCCACGATAATTTCATCAAACCAGCCTGCTGCTTTGACTGTTGCGCTTGCATTAGTCCCTACTCTCAATAGAATGTCTGCATCTTGTGCAAATTGTCCTGCATTTGCCATATATACTCCTTAATAAATGTAAATATTTAAACCTTTCTCTTTTACGGACCAGCAGGCCCTGACAAACGCTTCTGCCAGGTGTGATTTCTTCCCCTTGATTTTGATATTTCTATCTTCTGAGTATTCAAATGTCATGCTCCTAAGACTGCTTAATAATTTGGTGCTGTTTATTATGTCGATTTCTCCCCGCTCCATCATCGATTTTGCATTAGAATATAGATCCTCTTTGAAGATTTTGCCTTTCCTTCCTTCCTTGTCGATTGTTTTTTTTGAGTTGTCCAGCCCAACCACCCTTCTCCCCAGCAGATTTGTTAATTCATCTGTTGGCCCGCAGCCAAACCCCCCAGAATCTACAAATAACTTTCTGAATTTGAATTTTGAATCTATAAATACAATTTTGCAGTTTGTTTTGTGTGTGTCTGGTTCATCGTCTGTTGTTGGCTCAATAATTTTCAATTTCTTTCCATTCATCTCAGCAATTACAGAAGCATTTTCGTCTTTACCTGGTCCAGCATAATCATGGCCATAATAATACCTTAGCCCAGTTTTGTAATCTTCTTTGAAATTCCACCTCATAAAAGTCATACACTTTTTTATTAATGCTGTTGAGAAGTATTGCTGGAACTCGTCTATAAATTCGCCCAAATACTCCTGGGCGTAATCTATTTTTGTTAGCTGCTTTTTTTTCTTTAATAATTTGTCTTTAGGAAACCTATCACAATCCTCAGAGCTTTTGTGCCAGTGTTTATAATCATCATCATGGCAAGCCTCATAGAAAAAGCCTCCCTTTCCTGCTGGTGTGCTTAATAATCCTTCCCAGCCCAGCCCTCTTTTTTTTGCACTTATCATTAACATGGGAGTTAATGCGTTATAGACCGGGTCCGGCACATAAGCAGCTTCATCTACATCCAAAAAATCTAGTGCATATGTTCTCAGGTATGTTCCTGTTTTTCCTGCTGGCAATGAATAACAAATTGAGCCCGTGTTATCAAATGTAGCCGAACCTTGCGGCTTTTTCATATCCTTTTTCAATACAACTGTTGTTTTTGTTGGCATCTCGTTAAAGATACCCTTATCCTGCTCAAATATCCTCTTCAGCTCCATGTTCCTCCTGGATGACTGGCTTGTGTCATTTTGATACCCCCCAGCGGCTTCTATTGCCTTTCTGTGCGCATCATATAACCATATCATTGTTTTCTTATATAATTCTGAGCTCTGGCGCTGTGATGGTGCTATCATCAGAGAAATAGAGCAAGGGTATTCCAACATCAGGTCTGCCCTTCTTTTTCCAACAGCTTCGCTCTTCCCAACTTGTCTGCCCGCCCTCAAAGTATACGAGCCTTTATGGGCTATAATTTCCTGCTGCCAATCATCAAATTTTTCTATCCTTTCCATGATCATAAAAGCGCCAGGGGGAACCTGGCGCTGTAAACCTCCTAGGGACCAAGGAATGCATGAAAACCTTGGCGGATTACAGGCATGAAATAACCTGCCTAGGAGCAAAATTTCTCGTCGATAACATTCTCAACCATTCCGCAATTTTGACATCTATAGGTTAAGATTAAACTTTCTATAGCGAACATCTGTTCTCCGCAAATTTTACAAAATCTCATTTCTTCTCCAAAAAATAAAAAGTTACATCAAATTTTTTTGAGTGTGCACAGAGCACCGCAGGTTTTCTTACCTAATCTTCACAATAATCACGCCTATTTTCAACAAATTTTGAATTTTTCTTGAGGGGTGGCTTTATACAAACACAAACTAACTCAAGACTCGCATACATAACCATAAACACATCATGCGGCGCCCGCAGGCGCCGATGTGGCGCGGGCAACGCGCCTATGCCGGCACGGCTATTATACAACATGTAATCGAGGTGCAATATAGCACCTCGGAATATGGCTGTCTCTTATACACATCTCCGAGCCCACGAG